TCGGCCCTTCAATGCCCCGCAGACGGCTACCTATCATCTCTAAGATATTGTGTAGATCGTTATAGTGAGATGGTTCATCGAGTACGACCGCGCCAAAGGCATCACCGGCATGCCGGGACCATCTATCAGCACTACCGAGCACAATTACTGTATCGTTCTGGAGCGTTAATCGGTGCTCTTGGCGGTTGTAGTCAGCTACGATAGGAGACTGCTCAGGGCCGTTGTATGAACTTGTGACTAAATGCGTCCGTTCCCCCGGCAATTGCTCAAAGAGCGTTCTAAACGTCGTCTGCTTCGCTTTTGAGAAGTTGATACCCATTAGGAGAAACCGGCTGCCGCTATATTCTATTGCCTGCTTCAATATCCACCGAGTAGAGAGCAGCGTTTTACCACTACCATAGCCACCAAGAAACCCGAGTAGATCTGTATCTTCAGCAACCGCATCGAGAGCCTCACGTTGCCCGGCCCATAGATCAAAGGTAAGCGTCTGCGTTTCCGGCACCCATGTCATGCCGGACGGTCTGTTTTGAGGGTCTGCGGTTCCCCATAGCACCGAGAGTTCAGCTGCATTACTGCGTGGTTGCAACTGCTCAATAGCCTGTTTGTAATTGCGCTCTACCTCACGTTCCGTCGGTCGAGTAGCCATTACAAGTCGAACTCGTCTGCCTCTTGGAGCGCTTCAAGAGTTCGGCCCATTTCCTGGAGATGCCGGTCTTTGACTACCTCACGTTTGGCACGAATAGCCTGTTCAACACGTTTCATGTATTGACAGCGAACACGTTCTTTTGTCTCATTGCTGCTAATCCGACCGCTACCTGTTAGTTTGTGTAACCCGAGTTCAATAATCTCATCTAAATTCTGAATCATCTCTTCGTACTCGTCTGCCTGTTCCGGTGCACCGGTCAACTCGTCCATTGCGATACTCATTGGAATATTGACGGGGGTTGTGCGGGATCGACGTTGTTCGTTGTTTGAACGGGTTTACTGCAGGGCCGTGCCTGCTTGTTCCCGTGTTGTCTAGCGCTTATTTGCTGGTTATTCAACACGACGGTAGTGTTGGTCGCAGTTTTCGCAGTACCACGTCGGGGCTTGCCCATTATACTCAGCATGAAATGCGGCCCTATCACGGTCATACGCGCGTGCTGCCTCAGTCGTCGCACCACATTGCTCGCAGTCTATCGGTTCATCTAAAATGAAGAGTAGAGATGAGATGCTTCTACTAACAGCATCACCGGCAGCCTCTTTTGCGGCATCAATACTCGGTAACTTACTCATCTCCCTCACCGTTCTCGTCGGGATCTTCGTCCTGGCTACTCTCTGATGGTAGAATAGATCTGAATAGCTTGGTAGCCATGTTATCGCCCCCGAGAGCCTGCCTCAATGAATACGATGCTCTCCGGTTCCTCGTCGTCGTCCTCGTCTGCATCTTTGGCATCAGCATCGGGATAGACAGACATTATGTCCTCAGACATGGCTTTGTTCTCCGGTTGTGGTCGCATCGTGTTTAACGTACGTCCATGCCGGGCCGTCATCAGGTGCTTCAATCCCCGGCAATTGATTCAGATAGCGATAGGCTTGCGAATAGCCACGTTCTGAAAGCACTACATTAACCTCTGATTGAATCCGTAGGGGATGCATCGGGCGTCCGGTTTCTTTGGTGTGCTCTCTGAGTACTCTGTAGGCCCCTCTAATGAACTTCGGCGCGAGTTCTAAACTGCGAGTCTCAGGGATGCGTAGCTCGCTCGCTGCCTCGACGAACGCCTCACTCTTGATGGATACCGCTTCGTCTAGATCCATCGTATAGGCCGATGCCCATTCAAGAGCCTCACATGTTGATGCTACAGGGCCGACACGGTGGATATAGAAAGACCGTTCATCTATCCATAAATCGCCGTTTGGCTTGCCGAGTGAATCAATCACCACGTCGTCAGATTGAATAGAACCGTTCCGTTCTGCAGTCTTGCGGATCTTGTTTGCCTCTGTGAGTATCGTATCAACCCATTCATCTTTGATGCCTTCAGCTGGTGGAATCCGGTTGAACGGTGTGTCCTCAAATGGGTCGGTCGGTTCAGTTGATGTGTTGGCTCTCATATACTCAGTCATTGTTTTGTCTGTAAATTGCTGCGAGATGATGCTTCTAAACTGCTCAAGCATCGGTCTGAAGATGACGGGATCGGTGCCACCGGGTGAGGTTTCCCGTGCAAAGGGTCCGAGTTAGTCTTAATCCGAAACACGATATGGCCGTTTGAATTGTCGTTTCGGGCGGCACCGAGCATTGAGGCTCTGGTGAGAGCGCTACATCCCCCTTCATTGCCGTGTCTATCATCGGTCTTGATTCTCGTCTATCAACGACTGAATAACAGCGTCGTACGTCTGAGTAGAACTCTCTTTCAGTTGAAAAAGATTCTCGCGGGTTGCCTTTTGAATTTTAATCGTGGTGAGTTCCTTTGTCGTGCTCATAGGTGCCGGTGGTGCTCATGTATGAGTTTATACCATAGTAGTAAAAGTATTCGTTAATTTACAAGAGTGTAAGCGCATCTACTCGGCTGCTCTTGCCACCGTCATTGTTGATTGTGGAAATGTTTCCTGAACCTTAGCTCTCCTTTGGTTGCCCCCCGTCCGTTCGTGCCATGTCTGCCGAGTTCATTGCGGTTGATTGCTCCTCGATGCCGCTCTCAGGTTGCTGTATGGTGGTTTCTCCGGCGTCACCCCCACCCTTCGCACCGGGAGATGCAGGCTCCAAAGCAGGATATGCGTCGTGTTGCCGGACTTGTGCTACCTGTTTATCGGTAACCGCCTCAAAACACTCGTTGAACTCATCACGACTAAGCGCATCGTGATTCTCGACAGTAGCACACACAATCTTATTCTTGATTATTGCGGTTGCGTTCTCTATCTCGCTAATATCTTCCGGTAGACTCTCAGCCACTTCTTTTACCCATTGCGTGCCGTCTGTATCCATCTTCTCGGCAGGGTTGGTGCTACCGTCGGCGCTCTCCCCATCTATCTCTACGACGCGCTGCAGGGCTTCGTGCTCGGCTGAGTTCATCACCGCCTTTCTATCAACCATCAACACGTCGGCATCACCACTTCGGCGTTCGCTACCTTTCACGTAAGTAAAGCCGTCTGTCTCGCCGATTTCCCGCATCAACTTTCTCGCGGTCTTGTGTTGGGGTTGTTTCGGGAGCGCATCAACGGCATCAGACACGGTGTAGCACCGGCTGTTATCCGCGAAACGGTCTGTCTTAATCGCTAATCGTTTGTCTGCAGTATCCATCAAGAGGTAGGGCTTGTTGCGGGGATCTCGGTCCTCCTCTGGTGGCACGTCATCGGTCGTGAACAACTTCGGGTTGTGCGGGTGCCATGTCGCATCGAGTTCATCAAGAACAAGAGGGAGATACTTCTCGCGGGTGTAATCACTGGGTGAAATTTTTGGCACGGCTTGAATTGCGCTGTTAAACACGTCGAGAGTGAACGATCCCGCATCTTCTAACTCGGCTGCTATGGCCTTTGTGCGCTTTTCTATCGCCGAGAGTTCATCGTTGAACTCGTGCTCGGTAGCTTGTTTAATCCGGTCTGTGAGTTCTATCAACCGCTCTTCAACGCTCTCACCAACCGCGTACGACTGCATAATCCGTTCAATAAACTCACCGGGGTTGCTACAATCAGCATTAGACGCGAGAGACATAATCCCGTTCCGAACCGGTTCGGCGATGCGATAGGATACAACTGCAGACTCATCAGACGGGGCGCTCAAATTATTTTTTTTCGCCGGGGCTTTTCCAAACACGTCGGCGAGGTCCTCGATAGCATCGTATAGCTCGTGCACCGTGCCGTCATTGAGAGCAAAGCGAAGCTCTCGCTCTAACTCTGTTCCGGTGTAAGGACGCTTCCTACCGTACTTCTCGGCAACGGCAGACTCATACGCGCGTTTGACGGACTTACTGACACGAAGATTCAGCCGAACTCGGTCAACCGTACCACCGTTGTTCGTGCTGCTCATCGTTCTCCCCCGCTACTACAAAAGCGGTAATTGTTGCAGGGTGTTGTCAAAAGTGTAACAGAGAACCGGCAAGTGTTACTTACCGTTACTTGTTGCTTACAGTAGTAGTAGTGTAGTAGTAGTAGTGTAGTAGTAGTGTAGTCTAGTCTAGTAGCGTCGTAAGCTAGAACAGTCGTTAGAACCGCTCTCTCGTCTAATCCGTGTTTAGCACTACTCCCCCCTAGGACGCTCGGCGCTGTACCCAGTGAAAAAAAATTTCTGAGAGACTTTTCTAGTGCGGCATCTCGACGTGATTGTTCGTGCCTGTTCGTCGCACCGACCGTGCTTGTTTGGGTTGCCGTTGTGGGCATCGACGTTGCCGAGTGAGGCTCGGTAGCCGAGTGACGTGAGAAGTAAACTCTTTACCCACACCGTGCATAGGTGTAGGTAGGACGGTCACTCACCGCCCTGCTCGATCAACCACTATGCGGCACCAATAGGCTAAATCCACTGGCCAAAGCAGATCCGGCCTATTGGTGCGTGCTATCTTTTCACGACTGAGCTACGCGTCTGCGTGTTCGTTGATGAACTCTTGTAGAAGCTCGTCGTACGTTGATGCCGTGTCGTGCATCACCACGAGCTTTTTGAGTTCATTTCTGCGTTCCTCAGTCGTGGGTATTCGCGCCTTTAGTTCGGACATCTTCGCTTCATCAATTGTTAGGTTTGATATAGTTGTAAACGTTTGCCCTACTCTGCTGACATATTACTCTGAATCCATCCCGAACAACTTCCATTTCAACCGTGTTGCAAGATCTGCCTCGCGCCACCGTTGTTCAGCTGTTCGCTCTTGCGCTACGTACTCGACGAGTTCCGTGTTCTCTTCGCGCTGTTCAAGAATCAACCGCTTTTCATTCCGTAACCGATTAAGCTCGGTTTCAAGTTCATTTACCCGGTGCTGCAGGTCTGCATATCTACTGATGCACTCACGAACAGCCTCAGACTTGCTCTCAACGTCTTTCTCGGCTTGCACCTCACTTACTACCTTTTCGTGTTTGTCGTCGGCTGTGAACGTGATGCGCCCCATATGCAGGCTTGTAGCACCACGCATCAAATAAGTTAGTCAGACGTACGGCAGACTACAACTGCGTGCACGTTCCTGCTCGTGGTGTAGATTCCGTGGTTGCTAATCACCATGTTAGTAATTACGTTGATGTTTTTTAGCGGTAATATTGTCTGCTATAGCTCTGTTTTGAATCACTCTTTATATGTTTTATATGCTACTATCTGCATTAGATTAGAAGATAAGTGGTTTAATCGGTGGGTCTAATGTATATCTGCCTGTTCGGTGCTTGTGACGGCTTAGAATCCGCGCCCCGCCCTATTCTTTCGGTAATTGCCTGAGTAAATCTGTAAGCCACCGCTGCGGTTGCCGATAGGTGCCTCATTGAGCGCAAGCCACGTTGCATCGAGCAGGTCCGGGGAATCATCGTTGTTGCCGAAGGTAGCGTACTGTCGTACCCAATCAACCCACCGTGCATCATAGCCTAAGTCCTCGTCGAGTTCTTGATTCACGAGCACCACATCATCACGGTCAAACAAGACCGACATATCTGTAATGCGGTCCTCTTTGCTCTCGGTAGGGGTTACGTCTTGCACCATCCCCGGCACCGAATTACGAGCTTCATCGACGAAGAATTGTGACCCCCCGACAGACTCAATGCAGACGGTTGGGTTGGGCAATTGATCTGCGATCCCCGCAACGAATTTGATAGACTCGCGTAGCGTATCACCACGACTGCGTGCTAAGTCAAAGACGTATGCCGTGTTGTTCTTCTGGTTGATGCCGATGCACACCACGGCTGTATAATCTGAATCCGTCTGCTCGGCACGACGCTTTGATGAGACATATCCAAGATCTACACCGATGCGATACTGCAGGTTTCCGTCGGGGAGTTCGTCTGCATGGATAAACGTCAACTGCTCTTGTTTCAAGAGTGTGCCACCGCCCGATGCAAAGCCACCAAACAGGGCTTGCCCTTCTCGGCTGGTGCTTGAATATTGCCGTTTGAACCGCTCTTTGTCGTCGTCGGTAAGGTAGGGATTATCGAGTGTTGATGCACGAACGACCTCAATGTTCAAGCCGAGTTCATCACCGTTTGCATCTACATTGCGCTCTAGAATATCGTATGCTGCGTTGCGTCCGTTGCCTGTTAGGGACCACAATTGCACTTTCGGCCCTTCAATGCCCCGCAGACGGCTACCTATCATCTCTAAGATATTGTGTAGATCGTTATAGTGAGATGGTTCATCGAGTACGACCGCGCCAAAGGCATCACCGGCATGCCGGGACCATCTATC